CCTGTGAGTGGATTTCTACCATATGATTCCTTCATTTTCTCACGTTTCTTCTTAGTCTTTGCAAGAACTCGATCAGCAGCTTCACTTCTTTCTTTGTTTGGGCCATCATAAGCCATCGCACCCTTCTGTTTACGAGGTGCTTTTTCTTCCTCTTTTTTCTCTTTCTTACCAAATGCAGACATAGGCCCTGATGGTTTACCTGACCCTCTAGTGATACCGTATGAACTACCTTCTTTTACGTCATCTTTAAACTGTGGATGTTTATCCATTTGTGCTTTAGTCATTCCCCTTTTCTTTCTAAGTGCTTCTTTTCTTTTCTCTTTTCCTTCTTTACCATCATCGAATCTCATTTCTCTAACCACCTCTTCTCCTAAAAGTTTTTGTTTTGCCATTGCTTTCACAACACCAGGCGCTGGTGAAGCAGCAAGGATTTTTAAAAATATTTTTTTCTTCTCTTCATCTGAAGCTCCTAATGGAACTTTACCCTTAGCCTTATATCGAACATCAGAAGCTAATTGTGAAGCCTGTTTCTCTGTGTCAGAATCTCCAGCAGCATGACCTTTTTTTTCTTCATAGACTTTTTGATACGCAGTCATCAAGTCGTCTTGTAATTTTTGACTAAGCATTACTCTTTGCACGTTTTCTTCTAGACTTATTTATAAAATTAAGGATGATAGGATTATGAGAAAGTCTTTGAGTATAATCTCTCAAAGCATCTGTTCCAACTTCTCTTTGGTTCGCAGGCACACCAGACACTTCAGTAAACTTCTCAGTGATATCTTTGATCCAAGATTTGAACATCATGTTATCCTCTGTCACTGCGATAATATGATTTGCACCTGTCCGAATAATCTTACCAATCAAACCAGTGTTATCATTCTCTACAATATCACCAACACGAAATATGTTTCCATTCATATAGTTCTCTCGAAGATTCTTCCAATCAAACTTAGGAGCGATTCTCCACATCTCATTCTGTTGTTTCTTCTTAGGTCTCATTCCCTGTCTTAGAGTGTCATATAATTTTCTTGCAGAATCATCCTTTAACGCTCTTGGTATTCCACTTCTAAATGTGTCATAATCATCATCTGCAGCTGCCTTTCTCAACTTAGAAGCAGACATTGAACTCACACCTTCACCATCTGGATCACGATCTCCAGCAGATATCACATTGATACGATCAAACTGATAGAGTTTATTATTATATTTGTTTGCTAAGTTTTCAAATTCTTTTTGACGATCTTGTCCAACCACAATGTTTACAGACTTTGCACCTCTTTCATTTGCACCTTTTAAAGCATCAAAGATTGTTCTTGTCTTTGGATTATTCATGATATGTTTTGCATGATTTGGAAACATTTGTTGCATGTATCCAATCTTTGTATCAGGATCTAAAGGATTCTTGTCAGGATCGTTAGATCTTGATGGGTAAATTTCATAATTACCACGACCAGCAACCTGTTTCACTTTGTTTAAAAGCTTCTCATGTCCAGTTGTGGGTGGATTGAAACGACCAAAAGCCACCGTCATATCTGCCTCATCCTTATTTGGATCAGGTTTTGCGACTGTTTGAGAAGATATTGCTTCAGTTATAAATGCTGTAAAACTTTTCATATTTTCGGTGCGGGCATGGGATTACCTTTTTCCCAATTCTTATCTGCGGTAAAGTTTGCACGACTGAACTCTAAACGGTCTACAAGTTTAAGAGCTTGTCCTGATCGAATTGCAACGAATCCCTCAGGCGCAGTCACACGATATCCATCTGGTGTTCTAAGAAACGTGCCAAATGTATTTACTTTTTGCAACTTACGAATCATAAAATTCTTCGCAGCCTGTAAATTCATATAAGATGCAACAGTCATGTATATTGACTGTTGATTGTCAGAAATAAATTTAAGACCCTTGTTCTTCAGTTCTAAGTATTTATCTTTTGTTGTCTTCATCTTCTTGGTTGTAATTTCTTTATCTAATGCGTTTGAAAAATACTGTGCAAAATCTCTTGCAGTATTACGAGCACCAATTAATGTTTTACCTTGGCGAATGTAAGAGTTAAAGAAAGTCTTGAACATGATATTCAATGTAAACTTATTCATATTATTTGTTTTCATCAGGTCAAGAAAACGAGAAGCTTGTTTCAAAGATCCCTCTGTCTTATTCACAAGATTTGCATAGGTTGTTTTCTCAGCGGCAGTCATGTTTGCTTCACCTGATGCGTTTTTAAAATCAGATGATGTCACAAACACATTACTATTACCTTGAATATTAATATTTCCAAAACTAGCAGACATCGCATCCAAGGTTCTACCAGAGTATGAAGTGTGAAATACGATTCCAAACTTTGCTTCATTTATTCTTTGTCCAATGTCACTATCTTTTGGAACTGCATACACAATTGTGTTTGGTTGAAATGCAATACATGTATCACCACCTATATTTGCTTCATACTTATCATCGGTGAATAATAAATCACCTTGCACCACGTTTGGTATTGAGAGGGTAGAAAGATATTTGTATGCATCTTTAAGTTTACTTGCAAGTTGGCCAGGTGGATACATACTATCCACATCATTTTCAGAGTATGATATCTTTGGATTTACTTTATTGAATACAGATTTAGTTCCGACAAAAAATCTACCGTTGTCTGGATTGACACCACAAATTATTGCAGGCGCTCCATCCCATTTAACAGTCACACGAGCATCTGCAACACCTTGATCTAACATGTCTCCAAGAGAACGAAGAAAAGCGACTGCTTCTTTTCCTCCTTGAGATCCATCATTCAAGATGTTATCTTCTAAGTGTTCGAGATGAGTGTTCTTCATTAATTTTTAGTAAATCCACTAACAGCATTAAACTTGACAGCAAGATTTTCAAACTGTCCTAGTTTATGTAAGAAACCTGATTTATTAGTCCTCGTAGAAAACTCCATATCTAATGTAATACCATCAGTTAATTTTAAAATAAATGCTTGTTTTGATCCGCCTGGACTTGCAAAAATAGATGTCGCTGCTTCTAATCCAGCAGATAATTGATCATAAGTATTATCTACATATGCAGTGGACGTAGTAGCCTTGACTTTTATAAAAGGAGTTTTTAATTGAGTTTTTAAAATTTCAGACTTTATAAATTTTCTTGTTTTTTTAATATCACTATTGAACAATCTAATTATTGCATCTCTTATCAAAGATAAATTTATATCATATAACCTATCATATTCTTTTGGATTTTCTTTCTCAAATTTTCCAAGTTGTTGTGCAAGTTGACTGCTACCCCATTTACCTTTAATATCCATTTCACTCACTCCAGCCTCTCGATACTGTGGATATAAAGATTCTTTTAATTTTAAGTAGTCAGCTGATTTTGCAAAATAATCAAAGATTGGTTTGACATATGTGTTAAGAATTGGTTCTTTTGTTGCCGCTCCTCCAGCTTTTAAACTCACTCCTAACATTCCACCGTTTTTATATTTGATAAAGATATCGCCTGGATTAGATGAGTCTACTCCTTGTGGTTTTGTGCGATATCCCCAATAGACTTCTGCGATTGGATGTTTTTGACTATGATTATTCAACCATTTAGTTATGTTCTTTGCATTAACAATTTTTTCTTTTACTTTTAAATCTGGGCCTGGTTCAGCCATATCTATTATTTCTTTTCCTTTAGTTACATCACCTGTAGAGCCAGGAACATAAGGGCCTGGAGAACCAGATGATGAAGGATTAGCTTGCATGATAGCGTTATAAAAATCCTCTACAGGTAGACTAGGACTTATATTATTGATAAAGGCAATCGCTGGAAATAATTCAGTAATAGATGCCATCGAAGTAGTTTGTTGCATTCCTTTCGACGGTTTAAATCCAATACGTCTTCTAGCACCAGAGGGTAAAATAAATTCGGTGGCTTCTTGACTAGTGGATATTGACTTAACAAATGTTTTACTTACACTAAATCCAGCATTTGACAGTAGTTCATTTAAATTAGTTTGAGTTTTAAATCTGTCATCTGACATGACCATGTATATAACTGTCTTTGCATTTCCTGATTTTATTTTTACCTCTTTAACATCTGATTTAGATTCAAGATTGTTAAGAATATCAATTAGACCTTCCTCTTCATCCTCTGTGGTAAAACTTTTATATGATCCTAAATTCATTACCTTGAAACATTTTTAATTATTTATTATCTATTAAGGAAGTAATGATTTATAATCTCAATCTTTTCATGTGCTTGTGCAATGGCATTTATCTCACCATCAATTGTTCCCATAACATCTGAGTGTTCACCAATACCTACAGGTTGATTCAGATATATCTCAACGTTCTGTTGATGTTTTGCAATCAAACCATTATAGTATGCGATTTGACTTTTTAGAATCTGGTCACGCAAGTTAATCATAAGTCTCCTTCTAAACGATTTTCTGATTTGTAAACATC